CCAACAGCAACCGCTTTTAATACTCGCGCCAATTCGTCCATGTTTTCAGCAAGCGTCGAAATGACAGAGGCAATACTGTTGAAAAATCCGGTGCTTTTCTCGAAGTTGCCAACCAGCAAAATGAATGAGTTATTCAGTCGAGTAAATGAAGTCGCAATGGTGTCTTGTGCTGCGCTAAACTGTTCATTGATCGCATCAGCAGACCCAAGGATTGCGTCTTTAAATAGCTGATTCGTCAGGTTGCCATCCGTCACAAACTTCTTCAGACTTCCAGCCGTAAGTCCAAGTTGCTTCTCTACTTCCTTGAGCAGATTGGGCATTCCGTCAATCAACGAATTGAACTCTTCCGCTTGAACCTTTGGCGAGTTCAAGGCTTGCGCTAACTGAAGCAATGCCCCAGAAGCTTCAGAGCTACTCGTTCCGGCTGCGGCTAATGCCTTGGCGACAATTTCGGTAATGCGGATCGTTTCGGCTTGTGATGAACCTAACTGGTCAGCAGCAACACGAAGGCGAGCGTAAAGCTTGGTGGTGTCTTCAATTGCGGTTCCGGTAGTCTGTGAGACTCGATACAACTCTTTTTGAACCGCTGCGGCTTCAGCGGCTGAATTCGTTGCAATGCGGATTTGATTGGCAAAATTCGTAAAAGTGTCAGCGGCTTGTGCAATCTGTTGAACGCTGATTGCGGCAAACAGAGCAGAAGCGGCATTCCTGGCAGACTTAAAAGCAGACTCCATTTTATTGGTTGAGTTTGCCACTCGGTCCATTGCAGAAGACGATTTCGTGAGTTCTCTCTCCAATCTGCCCAAACGATTAATGGCGTCACGAATCTCTAATTCAATTTCAATGGTAGAGGCTGCGTTTGCCATTTATCGCTTTCTTCGTGGTCTTGGGGTAGGTCGAGCGGTGCTAGACTTCTTCTTCTGCAAGTCTCGTTTGCGCTCGTTTTCTTGCTTTCTGTGGCTAGTGACTTCTCTGTCAATCGTCACTAGTGCCGAATAGACTTCTGGTGTGTTGGTTTGGTTTCTTCTCAGATAAGCGTCAATGGCTTCTTCGCGCAGAAAACCAATGTCAAAACCCAAGTCTCGTCCGGTTGTGTCCAAGTCTCGAAAGGCTTGAACCGCTGCCAAGTTTCTCTCAGTCAGCGTCAAATTGTTCGGGCAGACTGCACAAGGCGGTTCTTCGTCTTCCTGCCAGACGTTGTCAGCAGACTTGCAGCACCAAACCGCTTGGTATCGGTCACTTTCTTGAATGCCATGCTCTGCTGAGTCACCTAGATAAGTTGCTCTTTCAAGAACCAGATCTAGGTAACTTTTTAATTTCCCTCTTCGTCATCGACTTTGGCCTGAGCAAGCCTCATCAGCTTCAAGCTGACATGCGTTGCCATTTTATTGAGTGCTGCGTCTTCTCCAACAAACAGGCTTTTGTTCTCAACACTACAATCTTCATCGAATGACCAGGAGGTCACGCAAGGCACAAAAAGCTTTCGAGCAAACATAAGAGAATCAATCGTTTGCTTGCCTTTTTGCGTCTTGGTTGCTGCGTTGAGTGCCTCAGTCAAAAGCTTTTGGTGAGGCAGAACACAATTGAAGGTTGCTTCTAGGTCCAATTCACTGTCATTGAAATCAATTTTGACTTCATTGGCTCGCTGGACATCAAAAATGGAAGGCATAAATGAATTACTTGTAAATTAGTGAGAAAGCGGCTGCGTCTGTTGCAGAAGATCCTTGAGTTAAGGCAAAGTCTACGCTTGCCGCTGCGGCTCCATCTTGCTCTGTTCCTGAAATGGAAACGCGAGCGGATGGAATGATAATCTGAACAATTGAACCTGCGGTGTCGCCAACCTGCACACCAATTGCGATTTGCTCCAGTCTTGCGAACTGCTCGAATCGGTAGGCTTGTGCTGGCCTCATCACGAAATCAAAAGAACCTGTCACGGTAATATCGTTGCTGACATAAGCCGCGGCTGGATACTTGTCTCCGGTCATCTCTGCCAAGCCTGGGTCGCCCAGATTCTTGCTGACACTCATGCTGAAGCCAGTTGCCAAGAACTCGTTTGCTGAAGCAATCAAGCTTGCGGCTGCGGTGTTCTGTGCTGCCAAGTAAACTTGAGCGGCACTGGTGGCGATTGGCTCATAAGTGCTGAGAGTTGCGGCTGGCAAATGAGGCACTAAGTAGTCAGTCGCGCTGACTGTGAAGGAATCACCTGAAGCGGCTTGCACTCCAACCGTCGCGGCTGTTGTCGAAGGCGAACTGATGGTTGCAGCTCCGCCAGTGTTCACCTGTGAATCTGAACTGTCGTAAATATCAACCAGTTGCCCAGAGAAGAAATAATCGGCAGCGACTGCATTGCTGGCAGGATCTAAGGTAACGGTGGCAGCCGAGGAATCGGTAACAGAAACGTCTGTGCCTGTTGCGTTCACTGGTCCAGAGTACCGAATTCGGCTTGCTCGGCAATTGGCGGACATGGTGAAAACACCGTCTCTGGTAATGTCTACGCTGAAGCCTTCGACAACGGTTCCATTTGCCACATAGAGTTTGTAAGTATCGACCAACTGAGACACTTGGAAGGTGTCGCTAACTCGACTGAAGCTGTAAGTGTTTGATACTCCAGAAGAAGTCGTCAGTGTCCCAAAAACCTTTTGCAGCAAAGTATCTTCGGCTGGTGCAGTGCCAGCAGTTCCAGAAGGCTTCACCAAGAATGGAATATCAAAGGTTGCTCGCTCGGCATAATTCACAAAACTTCGATTCTGTAAAAGCCTTGTGCCGACTTCTGAAATATCGCTGGTGTTGAACGTCTGGCTCAGTGCCAAAGGTTCGGTTGTGGTGAATCCATCAGAAGCAGAAACTGCGACATAACTGCCAGCAGTTGATTCAGTGGTGATGTAGGGTTGAGAACTTCTCAGTCTTAGATAACGGTCTGGAATCGCCATTGTTCTTCTCCTTTATTCAACGTCATTTTCGATGGTGCGATACAAGACCGTGTACCGCATAGTTGCGATAAAAAACTCACTTTCAGCAGATGCTTGCCGGATCTGCGTATCGGTGATTCGTGAATCTATTGCCAAATTATTCAGCGTTTGGTCGTTCGCCATTGCTTCTTCCACCTCAACAGTAATTGTGTCCAAAGTACTTTCTGCGCTGTTGCCTTTGGCTACTGCTTCAATGGACAAATCAAGTGTTCGTTGTTGCCTGTTTTGAATGCCAATCTCCAAGCGTTCAATGCTTTCTGAATTGGCGTAAATCAGCAGTCCAGGCAAATCACTGGTTGCGATTGGATAAGTTCTTGATAGAAAGACATTGCTTCCAGTGGTTGCAAGTCCGGTTAGAACCGTTTGGATTCTTGCTTTGATTTGCGCTCGTTTATGCGCCATTACACACCCAACATGATTTGCGTCATGCCTGTCCCATCGGGCTGAATCCCTCGAACCGTGTAGTTGACTGCGCTGATTGTCAGAGTGTCACCATGCGCTAGGCTGGACACGTCAGCGGTTCTTGCCAGCAGTGTTGGCTCTGAGCTTTCCACCTCTGACTCGTCTACATCAACCGCCAGAAAGTCATTGTCAAAAATCGCCACAAAAGTGCTTGCGTCTGCCTTTGTCACAGTGGTTCCGTAGTCTGCCAAAAGTGCTGTTCGATCAGCAGCAGTCTCAACGCTCATTTTGCTTTAGGCTTTCGTGCGGTTTTAGTCGTTCGAGTGGTCACTGGTGGCGCTTCTGCCTCGTCCAAGCCTTTGGCCCGATTCTCATAAATAATCGCTTTGCCCATGCCAATCAGTTGATTTGCTTCTTTTGGGTCAACGCTAATCACTTGGCCCACTCTGACAGGTCCACCGTTTGCCACCGTGCCTCTGATAATCTGAATCTTCATTGAAATATTCTCTGAAGTCGTTCGTTGTATGTCACGATTCGCCCAGGATTTTGCAATTGGTCCCGTGCTTCAACCCACTTTCCTTGCTGGTCTTCCTGAACTCTTGTTGGCTTTTTATCTAAATCCCATTGATGCCAGTATCGACGGTTGCCCGTGTAGAAATCGACACCGCAAACATGAATTTCTGAGTAGCCCAAATAATCTGCCGTCCAAAGTGCTTCTGGTCCGCTGAGTCGTATGAATGGGACAATTCCGCCATGAATATCTTTGTCTCTTAGATTCTTTGGTTCATGGTGCACAATTGCTGGCGTTTCGTATTCCTGAAGGTGTTTGACCATTCGGACGTCGTGAGCGTAGCACCAGGCAAGTTCCCCAAGAAAAAGTAAGCCGTGATTATTAACTCCGGCTAAGTCGTAATTTCTTGAACCTATCTGCGCCTTGGCTTTCGCTAGGTCTGAAGGCGCAGAAGGTCCGCCACAAAGTAAGATACAAGGTCGAGAAGCACCCCAACCTTGTAGCTCGTCTAGCTGATACACTCAGGCAACGGTCACATCCTGTGCTGCCGCGAAGCTTTCAGCGTGGGCAACCGCAATATCCATATCTTGATAAAAATATAGATTTGTTGTGGCTGTTCCTGCACTGCCATACGGATCTACGAGAACGTCCAAGGCGCTAAAGAAGCCAATGTACAGATCGCTAAAGTTCCCGAAAATTAGGGAGTAAGGCGAGGAACTTGGTGCTTGCGTGGTCTGCACTACCGGATAGCCAAGCATCGAATCTGGTGTTGGCATAATCATCCGCGAGTCAGTGCTGGCAGCCACAAGCGTTTGCATCAGTTTGCCTACAACTGCCGGATGAGTTACCCAGCGCAGGTTGCCAAGCAGAGCGTTGTCCTGTGAAACTTCCGTCATAATATCAACGACATTCCCGTAAGTCAGATTGGCGTTGCCGCTTGTTCCGCCAGATGAAACGTCACCGATTCCAGCAGTGCCTAAAATTCCGGTTGGCTCATTACTTCCGCCACCTTTCAGCGCTACGTTGTCGATTTTTGCCGCGAAAATTCGGACCATGTTATTACGAATCAGCTGCTCTACACTTGGGTCAGACTGAATCATCAACTCGCGAGTCACGGCAACTTTGTTTGCCAGAAGCTTTGGCGTCATGGTGACTTGTGCGAAGTCAGGCTCGCTATTTCCAACTGAGCCACCTTCCGCAATGAAAGCCGCTGCGGTGCTGGTTGAAATCTTGGGAATTGCGACATTCCCAGATAAGCCGTTCAGTACGGTTGCGCCTACTTGTCCCAGAATCGACGTTGAAATCAGCGCATCAATGAATCGGTCGCCTCGGTAATCTTCCGGCACAATATTGCTTCCTGCGCCAAAGGTTGCTCCGGCTGCGGTTGATACCGTTCGGGTCTGCCAGCCAAAGTCAGGAACAAAGAAGCCTTTTGGTTGTCGGCTTTGCTTCTTTGCCAGTTCCTTAGAAACTTCGAGTTCAAATCCGGCCTTGCTCCAATCCTTTGCATCTGCGGCTTGAATCGCTCTTACCAAGCTGTAGTTGCGCTTTTCTTTCGGTGTGGCGTCAACGCTGAAGTCGATTGGCTTGCTGGTCTTCTTCTCAAGCAGCATGGCTTGAAATTCAGCTAGGCTTTTCTCTTCTTGAAGTGCTCGGAAAGCCAAGTCATACTCGTTGTGCCGCTTGCCAAGTTCGAGAATCTGGCTTGATTGGTTGCGGTACTCTTTCAGTTGGTCTTCTTGCCGTACTTGAACTTCCGGCTCTTTAACTACTTCAGCTTGCATAGGTTCTCCTTTGATTGCTGAGTTGTTATCATCACCGGAAGCTTCCGGCTTGTATGCTCTGCCCACTCCGACAGTAGAGTCAGCAGGAATGGAAACCATTGAAACTTCCAATGGCTTAAAAGAACTCACCCGATAAAGCGGTTTGTCTTTGTAACCGTTCTCGTCTTTGTTCATGGCTTGAATCTGGTATCCGATTGAGACGTTGCCTCTGATTCCGTCAACTACGTCTCTGTAAACTTCTTCGGCAAGTGCGGACTTGCTGAATCTTACTTGCGCTCGAAGCTTGTCCTTATCCATATAGGCTCGCTCAACCACTCCAATTTGCTGTCTGGCGTCATGGTCAAGCAGAAGTGGTGCTTTGCCGCTGGACATGAATTCCATGTCAACGCTTCCGGCATTGTGTTCGAGAACTTCATAGCCAAATTCTCTTTCAACCGGATTTGTTGAACTAATCGACATCATCACTCGACGGTCATGTTCTTCGTCCATCATCCGCACTGAACCCATTCGGTATTGGGTCTGAACTGGTAAGTCTCGCTTTTCGACTTGTTCAACTTCTCTTTCTTCCGGCTCTTCTGCGACTTGTTCCGCTTTGGCAAACGCCACAATGTACTCGTCATTCGTTTCTTCAACGTCAATGACATGCCGCTCAGTCATGCTAGTTAAATCCATGTTTCTCTCGCTTTGATTCACGATTTTTTCTGACCAACTTTTTCCAGCATCCCCACCCCACAAAGCCCAAGCGATTCGTCCGTTGCTTGGATAACCTTTTTCTCCTGGTCTGAATCCTTTAGCTTTTTTGTCAACTTCATGCCTCGCGAAAAAGGACTTCATTCTCTTCACGGTTGCCAACGGTAAACTCTTGCCGTTTGAAATATCTCTTGCTCTGGCGATTCCGACACTGGTTCCGCCTCTGCCAAATTCTCGTCTCCACTCTAGGCCACGGTTTGCCTCGGAAATCATGCCCTC